ACGAAACGCGCGGCGAAACAGAAAAACGAAAATATGTGGCCCCAGGACCAGCGGAAGCCGAAATCGGCCCTGACCTGCGGCTTTACGCGGTTACCTGGAGGTAGTTACCGATGCGCAGGTGGATTCGCCGCTGGTTGGCGGGACCGAACCGTCAGATCGCCGGCGACAACTCCGTACAGATCATGGGCGACAACATCTCGATGACGTTCTACGACGAACCCGCCGAGACCTGCACGCACTACGAATGCGAATACGGTCCGCTCGAAGAGTGCCGGTATTGGCGGGTTCGCGATGGGCGGTAAAGGTTCCGGCCGCATCGGCAAGCCGACGCACCTGAAGGTACTCGAAGGCGTTCAGGAGAGCCGCATCAATCGCGACGAGCCCGTGCCGGCCGAAGCGTCCCTGCAACCGCCGGTGGAATTGGACCCCGCAGCGCGCGAGGTCTGGGATCGCCTGGCGCCGGACATGATCGAGAAGAACGTACTCACCAACTGGGACCTCGACCAGTTCGCCGTCTTCTGCGATGCCGTCGCGGTCTACCGCGAATGCAAAGCCCTGATGGGCAACAACTACACCGAACGCGGCGCTGCCGGCGGTGTCATCAAATCTCCGTACTGGCAGATCATGCGCGACTGCCAATCGATCATGACGCAGATCGGCGCCCGGTACGGACTCACACCCAGCGACCGCGCGGGCCTCGCCGTGGGCGGTAACGAGCCCGACGAGGGCGCAGGCGCGGAAAGGCTGCTGTCTTGAGTGAACCCGTGGAATCCGAATCGGCCGAGCTGCTGATGGAGCGGATCGAAATCCGGCGCGTGATGCGGGCCGGCGGCGAAGAAGTCGTCTCGATGGAGGCGGTCGACGCACTCGGCGAACCGATGGGCGTCTTCGAAGCCATGAACCTGCTCGAGTTCTCGAAGGTCCAGCTGATGACCGACATGGTTCGCAGCCTCATTTTCGACGAAGAAGAAGACGAGGACGAGGACTGATGAGCGATATTGCAGGCGAATTGCGGCAGGTTCTCGCCGAATTGAAGGTCATCGCACCGGGATTGACGCATATTCACGCCCAGATCGACGGGATTCTGGCGAAATTGGACGGTAGGGCAGTGGTTCCGGCGTTCGACATCGGTCCGGTTATCGGCGGCACCATCCGTGTTGCGTCCGAAGATGTGCCGCCCGAGGCGATCCTCAGTCCCTCGACGTGGACCGCGATGGCGTTCAACCCCGAGTTCTTGGCCGGCGTGAAGATTCCGGCCAACGCCAAGCGGGTCCTGGAGATCGAGGACGACGAGCCGGCCGAGGAATGGGACGAAGACGAAGATCTCGCCCACCTCGACGACGAAGACGAAGGCAATGAGCCGGGAGACGAACCCGACGCTGCCTGAGTGCGGCTTCGTACTCGACGGGATCGAGTGTCACGAGGTCGGCGATCACTTCTGTGTTCCGCGCGCGGACCATTGCCAGAAGTTCATCGAGGAGCTGTGTCTCCACACCAAGGGCCAGTTCTTCCGGAAGCGGTTCATCCTCGCCGACTGGCAGCGCGACGAGATCGTGCGACCGCTGTTCGGCGAGGTCGAATGGTCCGTCGAGTTCCAGGCGTACAAGCGCCGCTACGAGATCGCCTGGATCGAGGTCGCGCGCAAGAACGGCAAGACCGAACTCTTGGCCGCGCTGATGCTGTATCTGCTCGTCGCGGACTCTGAAGAGTCGGCCGAGATCTACGGCGTCGCCAAGAACCGTGAGCAGGCGTCGTTGTGCTTCGACGTAGCCGCGCAGATGGTCAATCTGCAGCCGGTGCTGTCGAAGCGGCTGAAGATCATCAAGCACAAGAAGCGCATCTACGACGCCAAGACCAACAGTTTCTATCAGGTGATCGCGGCCGACGCCGGCGGTGCGCTCGGTTCGAACCCGCACGGCGTCGGCGCCGACGAGATTTGCGCCTGGCACGACGGCGGCATGTGGGACTCGATGCGTACCGGCATGGGCTCGGGCGCGCGCCGGCAGCCGATGATGATCGCCGCGACCACCGCGGGCACCGACACCGAGTCTTTCGCCGGGAAGATGCACCGCGAGATGTTGGCCAACTGGGAGCGGGCCGACGACGATCCGGAGAAGCTGCACCACATCTTCGCGTTCATCCGCAACACCTCGATGGATGCTGATCCGTGGGATGAGTCGCAGTGGTATCACGCATCGCCCGCGCTGGGTGACTACCTGTCGATCGAGGCGTTCCGCAAGCAGGCGGCCGAGGCCAAGGCTAATCCGCTGCTGGAGAACGGGTTTCGCGTCCTCAAGCTCAACCAGTGGACGACACAGGCCGTGCGCTGGATGCCGATGCACCTCTACGACGAGGCGGCCGGCCCGACGTATTCGACCGCACGGGAAGCGCGCGAGGTATTCACCGGCTGCGACTGCTGGTTCGGGCTGGACCTTGCTGCGCGCCAGGACCTTACGGCGATGGCGTATCTGTTCCCGGCGGACGACGGCAGCGTGGATCTGCTGTATCGGTTCTGGTGCTGTGAAGCGGCGCTGGCGAAGCTGGACAAGCTCAACGGCGGCCGATTCTTGCGCGAGTTCGTCGAGGGCGGATGGCTGACGGTCACCGACGGCGATGTCCTGGACTTCCAGAAGGTCTACGACGACATCGAGGCGGACTCGATGCGGTTCAACCTTCTCGGCGGTGACGCGGACAAATGGTCGTCGGACCCGGTGCTGCAGGAGATTCAGAACCGCATCTACGTACCGGACGACATCTTCGCCTACCAAAACGACTACAACCACATGTCCGATTCGATGCATCGGATTCTGGAGATGGTCATCGAGAAGAAGTTCCGCACACACGGAAATCCGTTGGCACGGTTCTGCTTTGAAGGCGCGGAGGCGCGCATCGCGAGTTACAACCCCGACCTGGTGAAGCCGGACAAACCCGATCGCAACACCGCATCCAAACGTATCGACGCTGTTCCCGCATCAATCATGGCCGTCAATGCGTGGTGGACCCGCGGCGGCATCGGCGAAATGTCGGTCTACGCGACACGAGAGCCCATGGTTGTGGGATTGGAGGGCTGATTGTTGTTCGGAAAGACCTCCCTGGGCGACGTGGTGAAAGAGTGCCTGTGGGTCACGACCATCGCAGGGCTGCCCAACTTCGCCGGCGTGCTGCTCAAGGTGCATGTCGGAAAAGACGGGGTGCACTACGAATTCGCCGACGTGAAGCCCGAGGGCTCGACCGTGGGCGCTGACGGCGCCTTCTTCATTCCCAAAGAGCACGTCGCCTACATGCAGAAGGCAACCCGTGCTGCTGTCTAACGGGCAGGCGCTCTCTATTGCGCCGCAGGCACTTTCGGAGTTGGTGCCGCAACTCGAGCTGTCGTACTACTACCCAGACGGCATCGGGATGGAGTTGGAGCGCAACTTCGCGCTCTACGGCGAGATCTACAAGCGCAATCCGTGGGTGTTCACCGTAATCGACAAGCGCGCAAAGGCTTTGGCGCGCCTTCCGCTCGAGGTGTGGAACGAGAACGGCGACACCCGCGAACTCGACGAGACCTCCGACTACGCCAAGCTGATCGCCGATCCGTGCCGCGGATTCATGGACCCGTACTCGTTCTGGCACTGGGTGCTGTCGACCTGGGACATCTACGGTGAGGCGTTCCTCGCGATCTACCGCCGGCCGAACGGTCAGCCGTTTCTGCTGCTGCCGATGCATCCGACCCGGGTGGCGATCAAGCGCGATCCGAAGACCGGGCGCTATACCTACCTGTTCCAGGGCGGCCCACTGTCCAACGGCGACGGGCTGATTCAGTTCGACGAAGCCGACGTCGTTCCCTTCAAGTCCTACAACCCCGTGCATATCGAGCGCGGGCTGTCGAAGCTGGAACCGCTGCGCTCGACCTTGATGAACGAGGATTCGTCGCGCAACGCCACCTCGGCGATGTGGCGCAACGGCGGCCGGCCGCTGATCTCGCTGGAGACAGACAAGGTTCTCGGTGACACCGGCCTGAAGAACGTTCAGGCGGCATATCAGGCGCTTCACGCCGGCAGCAACAACTACGGCAAGGCGCTGGTGCTTGAGCACGGCGTGAAGGCCAACCCGATTCAGCTGACAGCGGTCGAGATGGAGTTCATCAACTCTCTCAAGCTGGACCGCGAAGAGATCTGCGCCGTCTACGACATCGCCCCGACGATGGTCGGAATCCTCGAGCACGCGACGTTTTCCAACATCTCGGCGCAGATGCGCGCGTTCTATCGCGACACGATGGCGCCGGTGATCGAGGCGATCGAGTCTGTCGTGGACACCTACGTCGGCGCGCAGTTCGGCACCTACCAGAAGACCAAGCGCGTGGCTCGGTTCGCGGTCGACGAAGTGATCCGCGGTGACTTCGAGGTCCGCGCCGAGGCCGGCTCGCACATGATCCAGGCCGGCATCGCTACCCCCAACGAGGTGCGACACCTGTTGGGCCTCAGTCGATCCGATGATCCGATGGCCGACAAGCTGTTCGCCAACGGCACGATTCAGCGCCTCGGACAGCCGATGGAGCAGATTCGTCTGCAGGGTGAGCTTGCCTCCGACCCCGATGGCATTCCGCTGCAGCAACCGGCCGCGCCGCTGCCTCTGCCGAACCCTGCTGCACCGAAACCCGCTGCGCCACGGGCGAATCTGCCGTCCAAGCCTCCCGCGCTGCCGGCCGCACCGCCGAAGCCCGCGGCCAAGCCGAAGCCGAAGTCGCTGGACTACTCGCTGCCTCCGCTGCGTGAATTCAAGGGCGGTGTGGGCCGAGGCGAGCGCATCGAGGAATTGGCGCTGCGTCTGGGGGAGAAGTACCCCGATCATCTGCACGAAATTCTTGTCGCTGCCGAGATTGCCATCTTCGAGCAGAACAAACAGAGGATGTGAATCTACGTGGCCAAGGTCATTCACAAGGCTGTCGCCGATATCGAGAACGCCGATCTGGAATCCGACGCATTCCCCAATGGCGGCTTCACTGCTGTACTCACGACCCCGAGTGTGGATCGTGACGGCGACGAGCTGCAGGCGGAAGACTGGAACGAATTGCCCGACCGGATTCCGATCGATATCGACCATGGAATGACCGTGGCCACCACCGTCGGCTCGGGTCATCCGTATTGGGATGAGACCGGCAAGCGCGTGATGATCGACGTCGCATTCTCCTCGATTCCCCGGGCGCAGGAAACGCGCACCCTGGTCAAAGAGGGACACATCCGCGGCATATCGGTGGCATTTCTGACCGACCGGACCAAGAAGGATGGCACGCCGCGCCGGGAACTGCTGAACGCCGGCATCGTCGCGATTCCCAGCAACAGGGATGCCGTGATTCTCGACGCGAAGAGTGTCACGCCCGAGGTCGAGCAGTACCGCGAGCGCGATGCGCTGATCGTCGGCAAGGCGGTGTCCGGCAGTCTCGAAGACCTCGGCCGGCGCATCTCCGGCGCGCTGGACAAGCTGTGTCCGCCGGATTCCTACCCGTGGACTCGGGCGACCTTCCTCAACGACGACGGCTCGAGCGGCACGGTTGTATACGAACTCGGCGGGGACACGCTGGCGCGTGACTTCACTGACGACGGCGCGTCCGTGACCTTGGCCAACGATGTACGCGCGGTCGAGCTGACCACCGTGGTCCAGCCCAAGTCGCTGACCTCCAAGGCCGAGACCAAGGGGTCGCAGGCCGAGACCAGCCTGATCCAGGGCATCCACGATGCCGCCTGCCATCTCGGTGCGACCTGCGCCGGTCAGCAGACCGAACAGGGCGAGCCCGACCCGGACTCCGGCGCCGACGATGGCGCGAACAGCAAGAGCACCGGCGCGGTGACTCTGACGATCAAGCCGGAACTGGATATGCCGGCGTTTCAGGAACAGCTGGAAAAGCTGACCGCCCTGACAAAGTCTTCCGGCGATGTGCCGGATTCGCCACACAAAGATGATGAATCGGCACCCGCAGACGCCGCTTCCGAGGCCGCTTCCGAACAGGAACCCGCCGCAGAGGAACCCGCCGACGCCGCTGTTGATAATTCCGATGAAGTGGCAGAGAAGCAGGCCGCCGAATTGATGGCGTCGCTGCTCGATTCAGATCTGCGAATCTCGCAACTGATTTTCTGACAATTCCACTGACCGTTTAACGCAACCCGGAATTCATCGAATTCGCGGGTGGGCCGGTCATTGTCTTTTGAGAGGGCAAAATGCCTACACGTATTGAACTCGTCGAGGCGGGCGAAAAGATTCGCAAGTCCGTCACCGACATCATGGCGGACGAGAAGCTGACCGGTGCCGAGCGCATCGAGAAGCTGAAGAAGATCGAAGAGGACAAGAAGTCCTATGACGCCGAGGTCGAGGCGGCCGATCTGGTCGATTCGATCAAGAAGGGTCTGCCCGCGGAGCCGGGCGTTGCGGCCGAACTGAAGCAGAAGCAGGCGGAGGATTTCGGCGTCGGCGACAACCCGTATGTCACCGACTTCACCCCGGGCCGCAAGCGCGCTCAGCTGGCGATGGCTCTGATGCGGTCGCCGCAGATGAAGTCCATGATCGACGCCCTGGGCGGCAAGAAGGGTACCGACAACGGTCAGCTCCGCAGCGAGTTCGACCACAAGTTCGAGCTGTCGCTCAAGGATGCGACCGCCGCGAACAACGTCATGGGTGAAGGTCTGTACGGCAGCACCGGTCCGACGGCCGCGGGTCAGAATCCGTTCCTGCCCGGCGCTTTCGGTCAGGGCATCCAGCCGAACTGGCTGCCCGGAATCGTGGAGCAGCGTTTCTACAACCTGACCGTCGCGGATCTGATCTCCTCGATTCCGACCACTTCGCCGAACCTGTCGTACCTGGTGGAGGCTACCGCCAACTTCCAGGCCGGCGCGGTCGCCGAGGGTGGGCTCTACCCCTTCAGCTCGGGGACCTTCTCTCGGGTCTACGAGCAGATCGGCAAGATCGCCAACGCGATGGAGTTCACCGACGAGGTTGTCCGTGACGCTCCGATGCTCTACTCGTTCCTGCAGTCTCGCCTGATCGAGGGCATCCAGCGCCAGGAAGAGGTGCAGCTGCTCGCCGGCGGCGGTGTTCCGGGTGTCAACGGCCTGCTGAGCCGTAGCACCGGCTTCACCACTTCGGCCACCTACGCCGCCGAGACGAACGTGGTCATTCCGGCCGCTTCGACTGCTGGTGTCGGTGCTGTGGCCGCGACCATCGCGAGCCTGACTCACGGCCGCGAGATCGTCGGCGATGTGCCGAGCAAGGCGCCGACCGGTCAGCAGATCGCCGAGGGTGTTCTGAACGCCGCGCTGGACATCCAGCTGGGTCTGTTCCTGAACCCGACCGCGATCATCATGAACCCGATCGACTACAACACCGTGCGGCTGGCCAAGGACAGCACCGGTCAGTACCTCGGTGGGTCGTTCTTCGGTGCCGATTACGGCAACGCCGCGAACCAGCCCATCGGCGCGCTGGCCGGCGGGCAGACCCTGTGGGGAATGCGCGTGGTGTGCACTCCGGCCATGCCGAAGGGCTACATCCTGGTCGGCTGCTTCGATCCGGGCGTCATCCAGGCCGCGCGGCGTGAGGGCATCTCGATGCAGATGACCAACACCAACGGGACCAACTTCGTCAACGGCGAAGTCACCCTGCGGGCCGAGGAGCGGTTGGGCCTGATGGTCTACCGCCCCAAGGCTTTCCAGCTGGTCAAGCTGGTCAACGGCGCTGCGTCCTGATCCATCTCCGACTCACCTGCGGCGGCTCGCTAATTCCGGGCCGCCGCGGGTGGTCGCACTCATATCGATTGGAGGCGTAGATGCCTGAGTCGTACGCCGATGACTACACCATGCGCCTGATCGCGGGTACCCATCCGGACCCTCGCGTCGCCGCCCGGTGGCTGGTGCCCGACAACGCCGCAGCCAAGCCGGCTGAGGACGAGCCCGAGGCGGAAGAGGTCGAGACGAAAGTTGTTGCCGCACCGCGCAAACGAGGCCGTGCACGCACCGCAGAGGCGGAGACGAAGTGACAACCCGCGTCTCCGACGTGATCGGAACCAAGACCGAGGAGCAGGCGCACGCCGACTGGCTGAAGAAGGCGGAGACGCCGGCCGAGGCCGAGAAGATGGCAGCCAAGATCGCTGAGTACGAGAGCCTGCGCCGCCCGATCCGGATGAGCGACATCGCCTGATGCCGTCGTACCTGGTCAACGACACGGAGAATCCGCCGGTTTTCGATCCGCTGCAGTACGCCTCGGACTATGTGCGCGCCTATTGCCGGCAGAGCTTCACCTACGTCGAAGACGACGTTGTTGTGGTCGATCCGTGGCCGGATTCGTCTGCGTGGCTTCCGGAATGGCCGGTGGAGTCGGTGTCGAATGTCCAAGCGTGGCTGTTCGATCCGTCGACCGGCGCGTTCTCCTGGACCGCGCTGACCAACTGGGCGTGGACCACGCAGGGCCGGATCTACGACACCACGCCCGTGGTCGTCGGGGTGATGGGCGCACCGTACCCGTCGTGGCCGAAACTGCCTGAGTCGCTTCGGGTTACCTACACCCACGGCTTTCAGACGATTCCGGACGATCTGCAGAGCGTTGTCCTGCGGATCGCGGCCGATGTGTCCGACAACCCCGGCTCGGTGCACTCGGAGAAGGTCGGCGACGTCACGACGGTGTGGGCCAACAATCCGGTGGCCGGCACCGCGGGCGCGCACGTCACTCTGCGCGATCAGGACAAAGCCATTCTCGACAAGTATTCGCGGGTCAGCATCGCGTGAAAAAGCTCGGCAACGACACCATCGTGTTGCTGTTGCGCACCGATGGCGCGGTGGATCGCCTCGGCGTGAAGCAGAAGAACGTCAACCGTGTTTCGGTGCCGTATTCGTCGTTTCAGCCGGCGACCGACACCGAATCCGACACCAATACCGATTCCACGATCTCGAAAGATCGCGTCTACTGCCCGCCCACCACGGACGTGCTGAGCGCGAAGACGACCGACGGTATCGAATACAACGGCGTCACCTACGAGATTTATGGCGATCCGGAACCGTGGACCGATCGCAAAGGCGTGATTCATCATGTCATGTTCTTTGTGCGCAAGGCGAGGGGGTGACGCCGTGGCGAAGGGCGCGGAATACTCGATCAACCATGCGGTGATCGCGGAATTGCTGAAGAACGACCCGGCGGTTTTCGCTGCGGTATTCGGCATCACCGAGGCGGCGATGGAGCATTGGAAATCCATCGCGCCGGTGAACAAGCATGGCGATATCAACGCCGGCAAGCCGCACACCCTGAAATCCGGTTACGTCGACAATCCCGGCGACTACAAAAAGTCGATCCGCATGCGCATGATCAAAAACCCGACGCGCATCAAGGGCCGTGTCGAGGCCACCGACTACAAGTCCTACTGGCTCGAGGGCATCAAGACGGTGAACGCCCACAACGACCCGCCGCCCGAGCCGATGTTCCACACCCTCGCGTGGCTGATGGCCTCTGGCCTGGCGATTGCCGACAGCAAAGAGAACACCGGCGACGCCGGTGGCGAGGCCGCGTAGTTCTCGTGTTCATCGATCACGAAGAAATGCTGGTGGGCTATCTGCAGCCCATTTCGCCCGGGAATGTGTCGGCGGAAATGCCGAACGACCCTGATCTTCCGTTTGTTCTCGTGACTCGCTTGAGCGGTGGGGACGACCGGATCACCGAATTCGCCATCATGGAGATTTCGGTATTCCACAACAGCCGATCGAGCGCGTCATCTTCGGCGCGCTCTATGCATTCGATGATGCTCAATCTGAAACCCTCCACCCTCGGCCTGACCGCGGGCGGTGTTCCGGTGCGCATTGATCGGGTGTCAACCATTCATGGCCCGTCATGGATGGATTACCGCGACGAAAACCTACGCCAATACACGGCCCGGTACGTCATCGAGTCGCGGGTTCACTCGCAAAATTCCTAGCAGGAGATTCACATGGCCTACAATTTGTGGGATTCCATCTTCACTGGGAACGACACCCGTATTCGCAAGGCGCTGTACGGGTCGTTCCTCATCCGGGATTGGGACGGTGCGAACACCTCGCTGTCGTCCTATTCGCCTTTCGATCCGACCACCGGCAATCTGAGCACCACTCTGCTCACCACCGACGGCTGGACCGACCCGGGAATGATTTCGGAGAACGGCGTCCAGTTCAATCCCAAATATACGACCAACGAGACGATGGTTTGGCAGTCTCGTGTGGCCGCGCGTACCGACGTCACCCAGGACGAGGAAGAGTGCACGGTTTCGTTCATGGAGGGCACGCCCACCATCGACGAGCTGAACTACCAGCTTCCCCTGGGCTCGCTGCCGGCCATCGGCACCTCCGGCTTCGCGGTGGCCAAGCCGAACGTCCCGCAGATGCAGTACCGGCAGGTGCTCGCGCTCGGTGTCGACGGCTCGACCGGTGACAACGAGTACTTCGCGATCCTGTTCAGTCGGTGCTTGGTGACCAAGGTCGACAAGTTCGACTTCTCGGCCAAGGACGCGATTCAGGCGCAGCTGACCTTCTCTGCCTACCCCGACCCCTACAGCGGTTTCGCCGTCAAGCGCTTCCGCGAGGGTCCGGCGTGGCGGGCCGCGGGCGGCACGACCGCGACTCCGGGCACCGTCACCGCGACTGCTGTCGCCGGCGACAAGGCGCATTTGGTCTTCGCGGTGCCGGCCTCGACCAATGGGCCGTGGACCTACACCGTCTACGAGCGCACTCCGGCGACCAGCGGTACTCCGACCGCCCTGGGCGTGGGCGATGTGACCGTGATCGGTACCTCCGGCGGCAACGTGACCCTCGAGGTCAACGGTCTGACCACCGGCGACACCTACGACTTCGCTGTGACCGCTACCGGTTCCAACGGCTCGGTGTCGGCGATGACCGCCTACTCCAGCTCGATCACCGCTATCGCCTGATCGAGCCCTAGACCCCGGTGGCGTGCTTATCGGCTGGGCACGCCACCGGGACTCACCTTCCAGCCGATACAGCCGAAAACCCTTACAGCCGAGGAGCTTTACCAATGGCAGCACGCAGCAAACCGGTCGACACCAACCGCTTCACTCTCGACGCCTTCGAGGCCGTCTTGGTCGAGGCGCTGGGCGAAAAGCCTGGTGTCACACTCGAACTCAAGGATGGGACCGAGGTCTACATCCCGCACCCGGCGACCGTCGATGACGAGCAGCTGAAGGCGATCGAGCGCGTCCAGAATCTTCGCGATCTCGACGAAGAGGAATACACCGACGACAACGGCGAGATCAAGACCCGCCGGATCGAGAAGATCAACGGTGTGGACGCCGATCCGTTCGCGGTGCGTCTGGCGCGCGCGATCCTCGGGCCGGCCGATCACGCGCGGTTCATTGCCGGCGGAGGCAAGTCCGCCATCGCGCTGCAGGCGTGGGACTGGCTGACCCGCAAGGACGAGGAAGAGGGGACCGGAGCGGAGGACCCAAAACCCTCGAAGTGATGGCGGTGGTGAGGGAGTTCCCGACCGAAGTCGAGTCCGACCTCCAATGCCACTGCAACGGCACCGACATACGCGACTGGATCAGGTGGGTCTTCCGAGGCGAAGGCAACCTGACCAGTCGCCGTATGTGGGCGCTGATGCTTCACCTCCCCGACAAGGGCGCGGTGAAAACCGCTCTCCGCGAGGGTGATTGGGACGAGGAGCGTTACATCCTCGCTCGGATCGCCAACGAGATGATCTTCTCTCGCGCCGACTTCGCCAACGTGCACGGTGGCAAGTCCGATCCGGCGCCGCTGCTGTCTCCGAAGCAGGCGGCCGAAGACGAGGCCGAGAAACAGGCCGCGCGCGACGTGCGCTCGCTGATCCGCGCACAGATCCATGGCGAGTTCGTCGCACCTGCACAGCCGGGCCGCGAGTTCGTCGGCGAGGTTCAGCACAACAAGGCGATCACCAAGAACACCGTGGGGGGTGAAGTGTAGTGAGCGGTTCCGGCGCGAAAGTCTTCCTGGACATTATGCCCAGGATGGGGGCGGGCGAACTCGACAAGGTTCTCAACCGTGTCTCGGGTCGCGTCGGAACCTTCTCGCAGGACATGAACAAGTCGCTGGGGTCCGGCATCGGAACCGCAGCGTCTTCCGCGATGGACCGCGAGGCCGCGCGCATCGACACCGCGATGAAGACGGCGCAGGCCAACGTCAGTCGCTCGCTCGAAGGCATCGCCAAGTCGCAGGACTCGCAGATCGTCAACCTCGCGAAATATCGTGCGGCGCAACAGAACTATACCGAGACGATCGCGGCCGGCTATGAAACGTCGTCCTCGCGCGGAATCAGCGCACTGGCCCGCCTCGAGTCGGCGGAGTTCCGCTATCAGGGTTCACTGAAAGCCACCGAAACGGCCGCACGCGATCACGCCGCGGCGATGGCTGCGATGAACGAAGCGCAGCGCGACCAGGCTGCGTTCCACGACGCGCAGGCCGCCTCTATGGGGCGGGTCGCCAAGGCGGCCACCACCGTGGTTGCCGGCGTAGGCATCGGCATGGCCGTGGCGATGGGCGAGGGCGCGAAGAAGGCGGCCGACCTCGATCAGCAACTCACGCTGCTGGTCACCTCTGCGGGTGAGTCGACGAAGAACATCGGCGGCCTGCGTGACGGAATCCTGGACCTGCAGGCCAAATACGGTTACAGCGCAACCGATCTCGCGCAAGCACTGCGCACGGTCGAGCAGGCCGGCTACCACGGCTCCGACGCGCTGACCGTCCTGACCGGCGCCACCAAAGAGTCGGTGCTCGAGAACGCGAACCTCAAAGACGTCGCGGACTTGATGACGACCACGATGGCCGACTACGGCGACCAGCTCTCGGCCACCGGCGACGTGCAAGAGATGGTCAACAAGACCATGAGTACGCAGGTCGCGGCGATCTCTCAGTCGAAAGCCACCCTCGACGAGTACTCCAAGTCGCTGGGCTCGGTCGAGGAGATCGCGCACAACACGCATCTGAACCTGTCGGACCTCAACGCGTCGTTCGCCGAGATGACGCAGCACGGCATCACGCCGCAGCAGACCACCGATTACCTGCGCGCGAACATCCGCTCTCTGAGTGGGCCCTCGCAGCAGCAGCTCTCGGAGTGGGGTCAGCTTGGACTGAGCAAGCAGCAGGTGCAGGACAGCCTCAGCAAGCAAGGCATCGCGGCCACCGACGAGATGATCTCGCAGTCGATCCTGCAGCGGATGTCATCTCAGGGGCCCGATGGCCGCCTACTGCTGAACGCTTTCAACACCTCGAAGGATCAGCGCGAATCCGCGGACACGATGTTGTCGGCGATGGCGACGCGCAGTCCCGAATCCGCTGCTATCGCACAGCGATTCATGACGGCCGAGAGTGTGGCCGCCGCCAATCCCGACGTGGGCGCCAGCGCCGCGGCGACCTCGGGAGCACAAGAGACTTTCGCGAAAGACGTTCGCGGACTGCCCCTCGACGAGCAGGCGATGCTCAAACAGTGGGCGACGACCTACATGAAGTCCCAAGGCTTCAACGACATGCTGCGCCAGGGCAAAGGCTCGTCGCAGACCTACATCGAGGCCATGAACCGCGCGATGGGCACGCAGGAGGCGTCCCAGACCGCACAGAACCTCACCGGCGCCAACTACGGGGGCGTGCTCGATCGCCAAGGCAAGATCGACAAAGGCGTCGACATCGACAAAGAGGTCACCGAGCAGCAGGACAACCTCAAGGCCAAGACCCGCGATCTCACCGGCGCGTTCAACTCGCTGGAGACCAAACTCGGTGAGGCGACGCAGGGCCCGCTGAAGTCGTTTGTCGACGAGCTGACCAAGGCCGTCAAGTGGCTGACTGATCACCAGAACGTGATGCAGGGCCTTATTCTCGCGGCCGGCGGCGCTGCTGCGGCACTGCTGGCCATCAAGACCATCAATATGGTCGGCGGCCTGTTCGGTCGCTCGACCCTCGCCGGAGACATCATCGCCGGCACCGCGCGCAAGGGCAAGCAGGGCGTCCAGAAGGCCGCCAGCGCGCTGGGCAAGGGCGGGGCGGTTGCCGCCAACTACGTCGGCTCGTATTCCGAGGAAGTCGCGGCCGTAGCCCAGGGCGCACGCGAGGGCGTCGCGTCCGGACTGGCGTCGATGAAGGCCGGCGCGCTTTCGGGGCTGTCGGCGGCGAAAGACGTTGCCACCAACCCCGGATTCGCCACCGACGCCGCCCGGGCGAAGGCGAAGCAGACCGGCAACGCGGCCGTGGACAAGGCCGGCCAGATGATCTACGTCCCCGGCGCGCTGGGGTCCAAGGCCGCCGATTTCAGTGATCGAGTCGGGCTGACTGCGGTAGGCATGGCCGCGAGCGAGAAGGCGTCGAAGGCCGGCGGGAAGCTGCGGGGCCTCACCGGCAAACTGAAGGGCGCCGGCGGCAGGCTCGGCGGTATCGGCATGGGCATCGCCGCAGCCGGTTTGCCGATCGCGATGATCGCCGGTTCCGGGAAGGCCAACGCCGACGACGGCTCCGGAGGCGGAGACAACGGCGTCGATTGGCAGTCCTATGCCCTCGATGCGGCGATGATCGCCCCGGCGGTGCCCGGTGTGTTCGGCGCGGCGAAATCCGTTGGCAAGGGCGCGGTTTCGGTCGCCAAGAAAATCCCCGGGGCAGCCTCGAAGGCTATCGGCGTCGCAGGAGACGTGGCCTCGACGGTCGGCGACTTCGGCGCGGGCGCGGCAACCAAGGCCGTCTCCGCGATCGGCGCTGCCGGCAAGGCGGTCAAGGACTTTCAGGTCGGCGCGAAGCTCGCCCAGACCGCGACAAAAGCGTGGGAGGTCGCGCAAGTCGCCCTCGACGTCGTGCTGAACGCCAACCCGATCGGGCTGGTCGTGGCGGCCATCGCGGCATTGGTCGCGGGCGTTATCTACGCCTACACGCATTTCCAGTGGTTCCGCGACATCGTGAACGATGTCTGGGGCTGGATCAAGAAATTCGCGGCGTGGATCGCCGACGAATTCATGAAGACCTGGAACAACGCGCTGAACGACCTGAAGGCGATCTGGTCGTTTATCTACGACAAGATCTTCAAATTCTATATCGATCAGGTCAAGACGTATCTGACCGATTTCATCGGCTACTTCAAGAACGTCGGCAAGGGGATCGGCGACGTCCTTTCCGGAATCAAGGATCTGTTCTCCGGCAACACCGAGGGCATCAAGAAGATCTGGGACGGCCTCAAGGAAATCGCCGCTGCCCCAGTCAAGTTCGTGATCGATACCGTCTACAACAACGGCATCGTGAAGCTGTGGAACGGTGTGGCGAGCGTATTCCACCTCGATTCCATGAAGCTGACTCCGATCAATTTCGGCGCCTCCGGTGGAGGTATTGCACCAGACGGCAGCGGAGTTGTCAAAGCGGCCGGCGGAACCGTTCTTCCGGGATACACCCCTGGGCGCGACTCGATTCCCGCGATGCTTTCCCCGGGCGAGGGCGTAGCCGTTCCGGAATTGGTTCAGGCCATCGGCCCGGGCAATTTTATGGCGCTCAATCGCAAATTCTCGCGAGGGCGCCCGTCGGCGAACGAGAAGGCGGGTCTGCCCATTCCGCACGCCGATGGCGGTGGCATCTTCGGCGATATCGGCGGCGCGATCGGCAAGATCGGTGGAGCGGTCGGTCACGGACTGTCCGACGCCTGGGACTTCGCCAAGGACGCGGGCAAGATCCTCTCCGACCCGATCGGGTACATCAAGAAGGCTTTCGAGGCAATCACCAAGAGGGCCACCGACTTTGGCGATTCGTCCGAGTGGGCGCACGCGCTGATCACGTTCCCGCACTCGGTGATGGACGCGGTGGTCGACTGGGTGAAGGCGCACGTCGGACTCGGCGGCAGTGGCCGGCCCGGCGACACTCCGGTGACCGTCGGCGCCAGCGCGGAACAGTGGCGGCCTCTGGCGATGCAGGCACTCGCGGACGAGGGATACACCCCGCCCGAGGCGTACATCGACGCGATGATCGCCCAGATCCAGACCGAATCGTCGGGCAACCCCAACATCTACCAGCAGGTCCAGGACGTCAACTCCGGCGGCAACGAAGCCGCGGGCCTGCTGCAGGTCATTCCGTCGACCTTCGAGGCGTACCGCGACCCGAAAGACCCGGACAACCGCCTGGACCCCAAGGCCAACATGGATGCCGCCCTGCGGTACATGCGCGGACGCTACGACGGCGATATCAACGGCGTCTGGGGTCACGGCCACGGTTACGCCGGCGGTGGTATCGCTCCGGGCGGTGTCCATCAGCCGAAGTCGGGCGCCGACAAAGACTCCGGCGACATCTACACCCCGTCGACTCCGAAGGCCAAGAAGCAGAAGAAGCAGGCCGACGACACCGCGATCAAGCGGGCGTGGGCCTGGATTCAGTCGGTCGCCGGCCGCCCGTACAACTACGGCACGGACCTCGACTGCTCCGGATTCCTGTCCGGCGTCTACGACTCGCTGCTGGATCACCCGATCGGCCGCGCGTTCACCACGGTCAGCGACTTCGCCTCGCTCGGCTTCAAAAAGGGCATGGGCGGGATCTTCTCGATCGGCGTCAACCCGAAGCCTGATCAGGCCGGCCACATGGCAGGTCTGTTCAACGGGCACCGCATCGAGTCCGCTGCCGGCAAGGGTATCGCGGTCGACGGTGCGGCCATCGGGCCCGACGATCCGATGTTCTCTGACCACTGGTTCCTGCCCGGGTCGATGTTCGTTCCGGCGTACACGGGCAAGGGCGCGAACTCCAACTCGGCCGAAGGCAAGATGGACAACGCCGCGAGTGCGGCATCGGAGAAGGCGCAGAAGAAGCGCGATTCGGCCAACCACTACAACGAGCTGGTTCAGAAAGAGCACGACCAGGCCGGCAAGTATCAGCAGAAGATCGACGACTATCAGGCGAAGCTGGATAACGCCCAGGCGCATCTGAACCTCGCGATCACCGCAGCCGACAAGGCGAGCTGGACCAAGAAGGTCCAGACGTATCAGCGGGAGCTGGACAACGCGCGGACCGGTCAGCAGAAGGCCAATCAGCGCGCTGAGCAGTACCAGCAGAAGGCGGACAAGGCCAATTCCGACGCCGCCGACATGGACACCAAGGCGAAGACCTACAGCGACCGCGCCAAGGCCGGTCAGTTCGGCGAGAACGGCGACGGAACAAAGACCGGCAACGGCCAGAACGGCGATCAGCAGCAGCCCCACCTGATGACCCCGGTCGAGTTCGGGCAGCAGCTCGGCGGGCTGGCGGTGTCCGGCCTGCTCGAGACGTTCGGTCTGAACAACACGGTGTTCGCCGATCCGAACCAGTCGCCGATCTTCAAGGTCGCCAACGCCGCGATGCAGGCGAAATACGTTGGCCCGCAGAACATGCTGGACCAGCAGGCGCCCAAGGACGACAACAATTCGGGCAACGAGGATTCCGGCAGCGACACGTTCACCGTCTCGCCGGATTCCTACACCGACAACATGCCCTCGCCGTCTGACTACGGTACGCAGCCCACGCCCGAGGATGACGACGATTCCTCTCCGTCGATCTCTCCCGACACCTACGCCGGCGACGACATGGGTCAGGCGGAGGCCGACATCAACAACGGAGTCGTACCCAACGGCGCCGGGACCGCTGCCGGTCAGCGGGTCGAGAGCCGCGCGCAGGCGCAATCGCTGATGGACGCGCTGAAGAACAAGCCCACCCACGATCAGGGCGGCTTCCTCAAAGAGGGTCTGCAGCTGGTCAACAACCTCACCGGCCGGCCCGAGCCTGTGCTCACGCCCACCGAGGGAGACAACCTCAAGGCGCTGGCCTCGGGCGGCACCGGCGACGACATGGCGCGGGCCTTGGTGCACATCGGCAGCCAAACGATCCACAACGGCGACTACCAGAAGGCCGCCAAGGAGGTCGTGCGGGAAATGAACCGATACCGGAAGAACGGCCGCTGATGGGGTGGAACTTCAACCCGGCGGTCACCCCCACGCCGATGGCCGTGAATTCCCTTCTGGGAGAAGACCTCACGGTCATCACCTGGGTCGGCTGGGATGGCTCACGGTGGCCGCTGTCGGGCGGTGTCGCCCCGGTGCCTGGTGCACAGGACGGCGCGTATCTGGTCGACATCAAGGGCCTGATGGCGCCGATCAAGCATCTCGACCAGGCGGGTGCGCGCCAAGACGGCGCTACCTGGGTGGACGCGCTGTACGACGTCGGCGAACTCGACATGACCGTCGATGTCACCGGCCGCGACCCGGCATCGTTCCGGCGCTCGATGCGCGGGTTCGTCGATTCCTGGTCGATCCGCTCTACCGGGCGCCTGGTGTGGTTCACCTCGCAGTCGGGGGAGTGGTGGTTGGACTGCCGGCTGGGCAAAGAGTTCGGCGACGTGCTGAAGAACGCGCCGGCGATGATGAACCATCAGCAGATCTCGGTGGTCGCCCGCTACGACTTCCCGCTGTGGGCGTCATTCGACTCCACCTCCGAGCAGATGGCTACCAGCGCAACGGTTCTCGCCGATCCGAACGGCCTCACCGCGCCGGGATTCCTGCCGCTGTGGAACCGAGGCAGCGAGCCGGGGTGGCCGCGGTATCTGGTGCAGGGCCCGGGCACGTTCACGATCGGCAACAACGGCGGTGACGGCTATGTCACCTTCGGCCCGCTCACCTTCGGTCAGCAAGCGCTGATCACCACCCTGCCCGGTCACCGCACCATCAAAGACCTTGCCACGGGGGTGAACTTGTACGACCTGCTCACCAACCGTTTCTCTGCCTCGGTCGCCCCGGGCGCCCAGGCGCATATCCCGGTGTCTGTCACCGGCGCGCAGGCCGGCGTCACCGCGATCTTCGGTTCGTTAACTCCGTACCGGAAGTGGCCTGAGTGACTGCAGGATTCGATCTTTCGCAGATCGATCCGCGCCTGGCGTTTCAGGCGGCCGACATCATCGCCAACAGGAATCTTCCCGAGCGTGTGGGCGATGGCAAACCGCAGTTCCTCATCGAGGTCTACGACAAGGTGTACAACGTCGTCGGGGAGATCGACGACTATATCTCGGCCACGGTCAACTTCCAGCTGAACGGCCTCGGCACGGCCACGATCGTCATGAAGGGCGACGATCCGCTGTGGGAAACCGTAATGGCGTGCGGCACAACGGTTGTACCTATCACGATCTGGGTCAACAACAAGCGGTGGTCGGGGCGGATCGATACGGCCGACGATGCGCGGGTCGATGGCGTAGACACCATCACTTTACAGTGTATAAGCGACTACGCCTGGTTCCAGAAAATCTGCGTGTGGCCAAACCCGTTCCTGCCCTTGGAAATCCAGGTGCCCAAAGAGGCGATCTACATCGGTCCCGCCTGTTCGGTGATCGCCACCATGATCACCGAGAACGCGATTCGATTGCAGGCCGGTTTCTGGGAGTGGCTGAACAACATCATCGACCCGCAAGCCTGGTTCGCCACCGCGATCGAAGGCCGCGGGCTGCTGACGCCGATTGCCGTTGTGCCCGTGGACCTTTTGCACGACCAGTCCAAGTGGGTCGCCATCACCTCGCAGATGGCATCGCTCGACACCCTGATCGATCAGATCACCAAGGACCAGGGCATCTCGGTCAGCGCGGAGCTGTGGCTGCCCGGCGAACCGCAACCGACCACGGCATTCACCCTGACCATTCCCACGATCGTGGTGAGAGTTGAGGACCGCTCCGGTATCACCGGGCCGACCGGCACCCTGGTCGATGGCGTGATTCGTGAGGTCGTCGACATCGCCGACGGCGCGTTCGGCGAGACGATCCAGCCGTTCACCGATTCCGAATTCGCCCCTCCCGGTGTGGATCTCGCGCCGATCTTCGGATTCCACTGGAAGCGGCCGTGGCTGCTGCTGACCGATCACCCGCGCTCGGGCGTCAAAGAGTTTCACACGATGGGCCACCACACCCAGGCGCACACCGTCATCTCCGGAGGACGATCGCCAACCTGGGTGAACAAGCTGATCGATCTCATCTTGGAGTTCGCGCTCTCGGAGATTCTGCTTGCGATCGGCGTGGTCGGAATCGCAAACACGTTGCTGGACGGCGTATTCGACAACATCATCCTCGCCTACCAGGAGATCGAGAACGCGCCCCGGCGCTTCGCCAACGGGCCCTACTGCTTCCCGGAGATCTTCGTCTCGGCCGGCTCTACCGCCTGGACCCTGAGCGAATTTTTCAACCTGTTCAACGGCATGTGGGACTCGCGCGGTTTCTACTCGTGGGAACTCATCTTCTACGACGGGGTGCCCTACAGCTTCGGATACGACTTCGATCTTGGTGATCTGGTCAGCTGGCTTCGCCGATCCAAGCTCTACACCGATTACGTCCTCGCCGTTCAGGCGACTGACGACCGCAACAAGCGCGTCGAAGTGACCATCCAGGTCGGCGACAACAAGAGCCGCGAATCGCCCTGGGCTTCGTTGCAGCGCAACCTATCTGGCCTTCAGGCCGCCATGCAAGCCGCCCTCTTGGCGCAGAACTAGAGGTGATCAATGACTGACTCCGTGACGTGGACCGGAAGCGTGGTCTTCACCGGCGCGACCGATCCACTGCAAACCGGCGTCGCCACACTGACCCTGACCCCGAGTGTCGGCCTGTCGAACCTGCCGGCGCTTGTGCAGGGTGACTCCGGCCTGCCTCCGGAACTGACCTTCACCGTCAGCACGCTGGCCGCCGGCTCGAATGCCACCGCGACGGCCACGCTGACCAGCCCTGGCGGTGCGGGTACGGCGTCGACCTACAACATCGCGCTGGGCATCCCCGCTGGCGCGACCGGTGCCGCGGGCACCAACGCCACGATCAGCGGAGCGAGCGACCTCGAGGGCGGACCGCCCGGGGTCGGCACCGACGGCTATGTGATCGCCTGGAATCAGACCGACGGCAAATGGAAGATCAGCCAGCCGCGCAAGACCTTCGGCCCGTACTCGGTGCAGAACGGCTCTTTCGCGACCGCCTACAACGGCAACCTCGGCTCGTATCAGGTTGCGTCGGTGGGTATTCCGGCGATGCCATACGCCTGGCGTCCGGTTGTGCACGCGGGCCTGTACGCCACAGGCACGGTCAACACCCACGTCGATCTGGTCTGCCGCCTCAACAACCCGAGCACCGGCGATATCGTCGGCTACGGACTCGGACAGACAGGCGTCGGGCCGTACCCGATCGTCTGCCAGCCGGCCTTCGGCTCGTCGATCGCCAGCGGGTCCACCTACGCGCAGGTCGCGGCCGGTAGCTCGGCAACGCTGTATTTGGTTGCGCAACAGATCAATTCGACGACAGACAACTGGCAGACCGTGAACACCAACGGGTACTTCACGGTCGAGGTCGTGTCGGCCTGATGGCGGTACAGAGGACCGACCCCAGCATCGCCGGGGCCGGATACACGCCGTCGGTCAATTTCGGCGCATTCGGTACGGCGATTCTCGACGGGATCGGCGCGAACATCGTCGATGGCATCGCAGATATCGATATCCCGTTTCTCGGCCAACCGTTCGCCGGTTTGCACGCCTGGGCCAATCAGCTGCGCCAGGACGCCACCGATGCTGTGAACAACGCAATCGCCATCTCGCAGGGCGTCACCGGAAACATCACCGGCTCAACGCAATCCGGCAATGCGGCCGACGTAGGTACCTCGGTCGCGATTCTGAACAACACCGTCCAGTCGAGTTCGCAGCCGCCACAGACGGTGATCATCACCGCGACTCAGGACGTGTCGGTTCCGACCGGTTGCCGCACCGTCGTCATGAATATTTTCGGCGGCTCGGGTGGCGGTGCCCGTGGGGCCGTCGTCTCCGGATCGGGTCTGGCCGGCGGGGCGGGCGGTGTCGGCGGCTGGCAGAAAGACCTCTCGCTGCCGACCTACTCACTGACAAGCACGCTGCACTGTGTCGTCGGCACCAAGGGGATCGGCGCCACCACCGACGGAACGGCCGGAACCGATGGCGGCACATCGTATGTGGCCAACGCCGCGGGCACGACGATCTACGCGCAGGCCACCGGCGGCAAGGGCGGCAAGCCGATGATGTCGGGCAGTTCGAGCCCTGATTTCTCGACCCTGAACGGTGCACCCGGATCTGGCAACGGCATCTCCTCACTGCCGGGTACGACCGGCGGACACGGCGGCATCTACAACCTGGTGGCCGCTGCCGCCGGCGCGAACGGATTGAACGTCTCCGGCGGTAATGCCGGAAGCACCGGCGGCGGGAACGGCGCGGCCGGCTCTGATGACACCTCCACCCTGATTCCCGGCAACGGCGGCTCAGGCGGAGGCGGAGGAGCGGGCGGCACGTCAGGCAACGCGGGCAACGGGGCCCACGGTGGTCACCCAGCAGGCGCCGGTGGTGGTGGCGGGGCCTTCTACACCTTCGGCCAAAACGGGTCCGGTGGCGATGGCGCCGACGGCGAAATCTGGCTGACCTTCGTCTTTTAGGAATCGCACATGCATCTTCCCGATTGGCGCTGCGAAATCTGCGGCTGTTTCACGATTCTCGGCGGCGAGGTGTCCGAAGCCGCCTACGAGAAGAACCAGCTCCGCATCGCCGAACACCAATCCCATCACGCCGATCAGCTCGAGGAGCACGACGGCGATCACGAAGCCCTGAAATTCCGCCTCCGTTTCCCCGGCGCACACGCCGCGGTGCAGAAGGTGATGGCCGCCCTGGAGGTGCGTGCAGATGACTGACTCGCTATTCGCCGACGTCTCCGAATTCCAAGTGCCGGTTGACGATTCGTATCCGTATCGGATCTTCAGCTTCCGGTCGAACGACGGCACATACGAAGACCACAACTTCTACCAGAACTACGCCTGGGCGTGCGCGGCGGCTGATGCCGGCCGGATCGACTGCTTCATCGTCTACTTCTACTGGCGCGCGAACTGGTCCGACACCGTGGCGACCCACATTCGCAAGGTGGAAAGCGCCGGCGGGCCGCATCCGAAGATGATCTCGATGATCGACGTCGAGTCCGGCGGCAATCCGGGCGGCGATCAATCCGACGGGATCAACCGCGCCTACTGGGCGCTGACCGACTGGCTCGGCACCACGCAGCACACCGGCACGCGGCGGGTCATCGGCTACGTCAATCGCCCCGACGCGGAAAACATGTGGCCCACGCGCCCGGACGGCCTGTTCCTGGTCGGCGCCGGGTACGGCGCGAATCCCAACCTTCCCGGGCAGATCGCCCACCAATACACCGACGGTCAGGGCTATGGCGGCGGATTGCCCGAGGGCGCACCGCCTTTCGGCAACTGCGACATGAACTCGGCCGACGGACTCTCTTCCACCGACTTCGCCGCGCGCTGCGGCATTACAGGAGTAGACGACATGGCGCTTTCCGACGACGACTTCAACCGGCTGACCAAGTGGTTCTCCGATTTCATCATCGGCTACCTCGGCCCGGTCGGCAGTGACGTGAAGGACATTCGCGAGCAGCTGACCGGCTCGCGCAACACCTACTTCAACGCCGACGGCTCGGTGGACGTGGCCAAGAGCTACCCCGGCTGGCCGCAGCTGGGCAACCGCACCGTGACCGACGCGATCGGCGCCGAGGGCTCGCGCAACGGCGTGCTCGGCGCGGTGGACACCAACCCGCAGGCACAGCCCAAGCAGTAACAGCCGCAACGACTTTCGGAGTTTCACACATGGATATCAGCAAGTACACCAAGGCCGTCGTGTCCGTAGCCGGCGGCCTTCTCTCGTTCGTCACTGTATTGATCACCCTCGCCGATCTGCTGCCGTCGGATCTGCAGTGGGTCACCGCCCTGGTGACGACCCTGGTCGGCTTCAGCTCCGCCATCACCGCGTTCCTGGTGTGGCTGGCGCGCAACGAGCCGGCCATCGAGCAGGACGCCGCGGCGATCGGCGAGGTCGCCAAGGACGTGAAGACCCTCATCGATCACGCCAAGGATGTCAAGGACTGGCGCTCGGATGTGAACGCACTGCTGCATTCACCGCTGAACCTGCTGACCGACGCCAAGCGGATCGGCGAGGAACTGGCCGCACTGCCCGAGGCCGTGAAGAAGGTTGTGGCCGAGGCGAAGTCGCAGCCGGTGCAGGCCGCCAGCGACGCGATCGCCGTGGCGCACGAGATCACCGACGCCGCAGCCGATGCGGTGAGCGCCGTGCAGTCCGCCGGGGCGCAGCCTTCGGCGGGCGTAGTGGAGACGGCGGCCGATATCGCCGCCTCGGCCGTCCAGGTTGCCGCATCGGTGGCTCCGGCGCCGGTGGTGCAGGCGGTAGAGACTGCCGTGGCTCCGGTGACGGCCATCGCGCAGAAGGTCGAAGCGGCTGCCGCGCCGGTTGTTTCGGTGGTGGAGCAGGTCGCCGGCCCGGTTCTCAACTCGGTTGAGGACATCTTGAAGGCGAACCCCATCCGGTGAGCTGGGCGGAAATCGTCACCTCGGCCGTCGGTCTCCTGTCGGGGGCCGGCGGCTCCGAACTCTTCCGGTTCTGGAGAGCGCGCTCTCGTGACGACGCAGAGAACCACCGCGACATCGCCGCTGCCGCCGATTCGATCGCCGACGCCGCCTCGAAGCTGATCGCCCCGTATGTCGAGGAAGTGACCCAGCTCCGCAACGAGGTGGCGGAGCTGAAGACCGAGATGACCAACAGCCGCAGCCTGCTGCAGCAGGCGCTGACCGTGATCCGCGACTTCCTCGCCGTCGCCCGCGAGCACAGCTGGCCCACTCCGAGGATGTCTCCCGAGCTGCTGGCGGAGGTGGAAAAGGGCCAATGAGCATCCCCAGAGGTGTTGCCTCCGTCGAGGTTGCCTGCCTGCCCGGCTCGGTGTCGAGTCCGATCGTACGGGTCAAGGTCCAGGTCACGCCGAACGTCTCGGCGAAATGGCAGACGACCGGTCAATCGCTCGCCTCGATGTGCAACGAGAGTCCGTTGCCCGGATTCGTCATGCTGCCCGCAGTCGATCAGTCCGGCTTCGTCAACGACGTCGGCAGCGGTGTGACGAACTGGTCCTACAACGTAATCACCGATTACACGCTGTCGGACGGCACGGTGGGGCAGGAGACCGGCACCATCCGAGTCTTCGCCTACCAATCGCCGGAGGTCGTCTGGCTCAACACCGCGGGCGGGGAATTCGTTGCGCCGCAGACCTACCCGATCGGCGGCCTCGCGGTCAACGGCTGGGTGGAGACGTACGCGGATCTGCCGGCCGATCTGGATCTGTCCGATGCCGGCAAGTCGTACATGGTGCAGGCCGATCAGCGGATGTACATCTGGTCTGGGGCCGCGTGGCCGCCGAACGGTCAGGGGTTCGCCGCGACCGGACCGCAGGGCCCGACGGGAGCCACCGGCGCGACCGGACCGGCGAACACGCTGTCGGTCGGTACGGTGCAGACCGGCTCGCCGATCGCGATCACCATTTCCGGCACCGCGCCGAACCAGACGATCGATTTCACTCTGCCCGAGGGGCACTGGTGGACGGGCGCGGGCAATCCGGGCACGATCTCGGCCGCGCTGAACGGCGACCTGTATCTGGACAACACCGGCACCGGCAACGTCTGGCAGCTGCAGTCCGGCACCTGGGTATCGCAAGGCTCGCTACTCGGACCGACCGGGCCGACGGGCGCGACCGGGCCGGCGAACTCGCTGTCGATCGGCACCGTCACCTCCGGCGCGTCGCCGAGTGCGACGATCACCGGCACCGCCCCGAACCAAGTGCTCAACCTAGTCATGCAGCAAGGTGCCACCGGGGCCACGGGCGCATCGACGACGTGGCGCCAGGGTAGCGGCGCTCCGGCGGCCGGCCTGGGCAACAACGGGGACATGTACCTCAACGGTGCCAACGGCGATGTCTATGGCCCCAAGGCTTCCGGCGCGTGGGGATCTCCGGTCGCCAATATCGTCGGGCCGTCGGCGCCGCAGGCCACCGCGAGCACTCAGGGCACGATCCAACTCGGTGGGGGAGACCTCGGCGGTACCGCCACCGCAGTCACGGTGCCAGGTCTGGCGAACAAGGCCAACACCACGACGACGATCACCGCAGGAACCGGACTCACCGGCGGAGGCGATCTGTCGGCCAACCGCACGCTGGCAGTCTCCTACGGCACGACCGCGGGTACGGCCGCCCAGGGCAACGACACTCGCATCACCGGAGCCGTGCAGTCCACTCGCCAAGTCATCGCCGGCACCGGACTGTCGGGCGGCGGGGATCTGTCGGCGGATCGCACACTCGCGGTCAGCTACGGCACGACCGCCGGGACAGCGGCACAGGGCAACGACTCTCGCATCACGGGCGCGGTGCAAACCACTCGACAGGTCATCGCGGGTACCGGACTCACCGGCGGCGGCGATCTGTCCGCGGACCGGACACTGACTGTGGCCTACGGGACCACGAGCACAACCGCCTGCGTCGGCAACGACTCGCGGCTGTCCAATACCCGTACACCGTCGTCCAACACCGTCCCGTGCGACTTTATGTACGTCGCGGTCGGGCCGTCGACTGCCCGAGCCATCGGCAACGGTGACTGGACCGTGGACATGTACGTCGGTCGTGCGTTCACCGCGACCTCGGCGGTCTACCAGTTCGAGACGGCCGACGCCTCGGGCAGTACCAGCGCCACCATTCGGCGCAACGGAACGGCCGTCACCAACGCGGGAGTCACTGTCACGGCCGCGAATCAGGCCGATGGGTCTAGCACTGACTCGGCGCGGACGGCGACCTTCTCCCAATCCTTCGCGGTGGGCGACCGATTCGGCGTGAACATCACGGCCGTCGGCACCACGCCGGGCAAGGGCCTGAAGGTCTGGATCTTCGGAACGTGGAACTGACGTGTTCGTAGTCCGTTCCAACTCGCCGGCCTTCCGCGCGTCGGGCATGACCGAGGGAAGTTCGTTCACCCTTCCCTCGGCCTACACCACGGTTACCGGCTGGGTCGCCGACACCTCCCACTATCCGGGCAGCACCGTCAGCTCCAACGGCTTGGTGGTGCAGAACACCAAGACCGGCGCGGTCATCACCTGCAACGTGGGCTACACCAGCTCGTTCGCGATGACGGTGACACTGAGGCTGTTTCAGAACGGGACGCAGATCGCGCAGGGATCAGCCACCGCTTCGGCGACCAGCGGTACGGCGACGGTCTCGGCGACCGTGAATGTCACCGTCGGCGATGTGATCACCGTGCAGGCCAGTGCCTCGCAGAACAACTTCGGTTCCACGACGACCGGAGCCGCAACGTTCATGACCATCGTCTAGCCCCCGCGCTACCTGCGGGCGGTTATAGGAAGACCCCCACTCTCGCCAATCGTGGTGAGAGTGGGGGTCTTTTCGCGTGTCTAGGCGGTTTCCGGCAGTGTCACGCCGGGCGGCAGCCACTCCGGCGGGCCGTCGGCGATCACGACCTTGTGCGGGGTGTCCGGCTTGTAGATGTGCTCGAACGGCTGCTTGTCGTCGGAGATCCACGGATCTTTCATGATCATCCGCCCGCACTCGCCGCAATGCTTGTCCGCGATCAGGTATCGCTCCGGATGCTTGCGCGCCTGGCTGATCTTGGTGACGGCCTTGCCGAGCCACAGTCCCATGCCCAGCAGCGCGAGGTTGATGGCGTAGGCCACGACGGTGCCCACGGTCCCGCCGATGCCCATCAGCACGGCCATCACGATGAACATCATGAACCACAGCGCGATGAAGATCAGTCCGACCTTGATGAAGGTCCACAGGCTGTCCGCGACGTAGAACGTCAGCAAGATCAGCACGGCGGCTGTGATGAGAGTGGTGGCGGCGAACATGGTTGGGCTACCGGCCTTTCGGTGGAGTGAGCGGAATGCCCGCCCCGCCGGCCCCGCTGTTGTTCTAATTTTGACCTGGGCCGATCTCGGAAGCAACCATCCGAAAACGGACAAAATGGGTGGAGGTTCAGGGTGGAGGTGGAGGTGGAGGTTTTCCCCGAAACAGCCCGAATCCCAAGAGTTAGTAAAATCTGCTCTATGTGACTCGGGACACAGAGCTGTAAACCTGCTGGTAGAAAAGATACTTATACTAACTAAGTATCTATTATTTTACGCGCGCGCGGACGAATTTCGGGTTTGCCCAAAAACCTCCACCTCCACCTCCACCCCTCCACGTAAAGCTCTACTTGAGGGTTGGGGTTGCCCGCCGGTCAGCACAGGGTGAGAACCTGTTGCACTTCGACGGCGAGGGTTACCAGCTTCGAATGCGGCATCGTAATCAGCCATTGGAGATCGGTTTCCGGGTCGAGTCCGAATTGCGCGGCATGCTTTACAAGATCGCGCAGGAACTTCATCCCTGGATAGCTGCAGTCTTCACACCCCATCATCGAACCCACACCCGTTCTTGCGGTCTGCCCAACCGCTTCGTTGGGCTAGCGAAATAATTACGCCAGCTAAATCTTCGATTGAGCGGACAACGTTACCCAAAAAACCGGTCGGTAGCATTTCGATCACATAACACAGTTTGCGCCGGTCAGATGGGGTACCTGACGCATCACCTTCTCGTGCAATTGCATTGCAAATCGCATCCGCAATCGCATCTGCAAGTACATCTGCAAGTGCAGTGAAGAGCGTTAGACACGACAAAACCCCCACAGCGAGTGTCGGTTCCCGAACAACATTCAATCCGTTGAGCGCGAAGCCCTGCTCGGGTTCGGCCACCTGATTTGTTGGTTGGGTGCTGTGGGGGTTCTGCCGTTGTGCCGGCGGATGAGGTCTTGCAAGGCAACGCCAGTGAGACTGGAATTGACTACCTCACCCGCTCGCCCGCCGGTGGAGGGGGTGCGGGTATCGCCCGGCGGGACGTTGGGAAGGAAGACCCTCGGCCGGACTCCGGCGAAGGGCTGACCGAGGGTCTTCCGCACCAGACGGCCTTATGGGGACATCTGGTGAGTCTTTTGTGGTTACGCTCCGGTCAGCGCGAAACTTATTGCGCACTTCGGGCATTCGGCCTTCGGATGGTCGTGGCCGAGAGCGTTGAGCGCATTTCGGAACATGCGCATCTTGTCGCAGCTGAAGACGGTGCAATCGTCGTGCACATGCGCGTTCAGCTCGTCGTGCAGCGCGTGCGGAGAACGCCAGATGGGGTTGTACCACCAGTCGCCCTTGAGTTTCCACTGCTGGCCGTCCCAGCGGTAACACTTCAACTGCGCCGACAGCGCTTCCTCGAAAGAGGGGCGATCGAAGCGCGGCTCGGACGAATCGTCCTGCGGCTCTTGGAAGTCGTACATGTGGCCCTCCCTGAATCGACGGGCAGTCTAAGCCGAGAACCCGCGGGGCTGGGGCTCCGCATAGGCCGGTGAACATCTGGGGCAGTCGGACTTCGGGTGATCGTGCCCGAGCGACCTGAGTGCCTTGCGGTACTCGCGCAGCACTTCGCAGTTGTCTTCGGTGCACTCGCTGTGCAATTCCTTGTCCAACTCTTCGTGCAGCCGGCTGACTTCGGTGTAGACGAGGAAGACTTGGTGCTGAACAGGATTGCCCAACTGCTCACTCACGGACCCTCCCGGAATCCAGGACCATCCTCTTCTCGTCGACAAGGGTGTCTCTGGCCTGTCTCTTGAGTCCGCAGATGGTGATCGGGCATTCGAGGTGCAGCTGCATCACTCGATGCGCGAAGTCGACTTCCATGGGCCCTGGAAGGGCGGTGTGTTCGGTGATCGAGATGCCGAGGTCCAACATCGTGAACGCCTCTCCCGTTTGGTCGTGTGAGGCGACCGTTTGGTCGTGTCATATGACCATGCGGGAATGTCCGCGAATTGTCAACGGCTTGTCCAGATTTCGTCCAAGCGTGTCTAGGATCGTTATCTATGGCGTCCTACGGTGAGATCCTGCGTGTCCGGCGACTGGTGCGAGGGCTCGAGCAAAAGGACATCGCCGAGGCGGCCGGCGTGGGCGTACGCACCGTCCAGCGGTGGGAAGACGACGAACGTCAGATCGACTTTCCTGGCACCGCAACCAAAGTCGCTCGCAAGCTCGGACTGACGCTCGACGAACTCGCCGGCATCATGCCCATTGGGATCGAGCTGTCCGGCCAGTGGCACGCCCGATGGCAGACGTGGCGCTATGGGCAGCCCGTGATCGATCGGCACTCGACGATGATCGAGCAGTCCGGACCGCGGATGAGTATGGATTCCGATGGCGACTACAACTGGCACGCAGAGATGAACATCGTGGGGGACCACGCCAATGGCACATACCGCTCGATCGAAGTGGGCCGAGAGTTCGGCGGAACGTTCCACCTCTGGCTGAACACGACGACCGACGAGTCTCTGAATGCCGAGGCGGACATGATGATCGGGCACTGGTCCGGTTCGTTCTTCGACGCGCCGATGGGCGGAGGTTGGGGCGTGGTTGGACGCGACGCTGACCAGGCGGAACAGATGATCCGCCATCTCATCGATCACGGATTTGCGCCGCTTCCGTCATGGCCTGAGCTACACTGACGGTCGTACCGCACGCCCAAACGGTCAGGAGTGATCGCTGATGGCAGTGACCGAGAATTCAGGCCAGCGCGCCTTCTGGCGTCACGATGGCCAGCACGTCGAGGTGATGGGAGTCTGCGACCCGAGTCGCAGTGAGGCGCCAGAGCTGAACGGCATGCCGGCCTACTTCGACACCGATTCCGGAAACCTCTCGTTTCACCGCTATCCGAGCCTTCAGCGCGTCAGAGAGCTGCTGCCCGAGTATGGGCCACTGTGGGACTCGATCGGCTCAGAGGTGAGCGCAGAGGCCACCAGACGCGCCACCGACGGTCCCGTGGCCATGCAGCACTCGGCGTTCTTCTCGATGCCGTATTGACCCGCGCAATGCAAACGCCCCGTCTCCCATGGGTGTGGGAGACGGGGCGTTTCGTGCGTTCTCAGGCGTTCTTCTCGGCGAGGATCTGTAATCGGCGGTTGATCTCGCGGCCGATCTCGGCCTCGGTGTACTCCGATAGCGGTGTGCGTCGAGCCGAAACCCGTTGTCCCGCTTCCTCTGGACTGATCAGATTGGCCGCGACCAATCCGTCGAGAAGCGTGGTTCCCTCCAAAGCTTGAACCTCCGGCGCGGAGACCAACCTGCGGATCTGGTCGATGCCCGGGGCCGAGGTGAGTCCCTGCCGCCACTTCGAGATCGTGGAAGTCGAAACGCCGGTCTTGCGTGAGAGGGTGCCTGCATCCATGCCGGTGCGGTCCAGGATGCTTTCTATCCAGTCACCCCAGGTCGATCCAGTGGTCATCAGTGTTTGTCCCTCCATACCCAGTCACGGTAGACGGTCGTCCACGGTGGTGCAATAGCTTCGCCGACGACATCGCGCCGGACGACTTGGTGTCCTCGATCGTCCTCGATCGCGGCGAGATCGGCACTCTCTTCCTGTTGGGAACCGGCGTGTCGGATCTTCAGCAACCTCTCTGCATCTTTCTACCTGCACGTTTGCGACAATTTAACTGTTACTGGCGTTAACAGGACCAAAGTCCTTGTAATCCACGGGCGTGGACTGTTACCGTGTGGTGGATCGCACAGCACACCAACTGAAGGGCAGGGGCGATGCCAGGAAGTTTCCCAGCAGAGCGACCATCGGATCTGCAGGCAGCCCAAGATGAGGCGGACATACGCGAGGGCCGGCTCATCGAAATCGACAACCTGATCGCCGTGGCCAAAGGGCTGCGGGAGATCGCCGAGATCAAGTTCAAACAGGCGCGCGCCAAGGTCGACGTCTTCGGCGGAGACGGCAAGGCTTGAGCGCCAGCGGGTTCGGACGCTTCGTAGTCCACCGCGACCGCCGCATTCTCTGACGGTGGCCAGGGTCGGATGACCACCGATGCCACATTCACCGAAATCCATTGAGATTTCGTTATCTCTACACCCGGTCGTTCAATGATGACGACAAGCGCTGTATTCGTCGACTCTTAAAAGTCGCATTCGAAAGAGGGGACAACTATGTCCAAAATCGAAACTCCGAAAGGTTTCCCGACGCTCGACCAACTGGTCGCGAAGACGCGGGAAATCGCAGCCGCCCAGCCGAAGAAGGTTTATCAACGGCTCGATGTATTCGGCAATCACAATGACGCACTGCCGAACTGCGTCTACGTCGAGGAAATGCCCGGCGGCCAATTGATTCCGTCGTGCATTCTCGGTCACGCTTTCGTCGACCTCGGCGTCGATCCGGAAGTTCTGAAGACCGAGAACCTGAACGAGGACGATCAGGAGATCGTCGCCGTGCTGATGGACCTGGGCTACGAGTTCGACCGCTACGAAGACGAGCGCGTCGCGTGGCTCAGGAGTGTGCAGGGGTCGCAAGACATCGGAACAGCTTGGGGCGCTGCTGTTTCCGAGGCGGACGCCGATGTCGACTGAGCTGGCGACGATCTCGGCCGAGGACGCAAGAGCGCTGACCGATCGCATCAAGGTTGGCATGGACGGCATCTGGGAACTGATCAAAGACGCCTACCAGTATCGCGCGTGGGCGGCTCTCGGATATACCGGCTGGGACGACTACTGCAACCGGGAATTCGGCACGCAGCGCATCAAACTGCCCCGCGAAGAACGTCGCGAAATCGTTTCTTCGATGCGTGAAATCGGAATGTCGGCCCGTGCTATATCTATTGCCACGGGTGCCGACAGAAAGACGATCGCGACCGACCTGAAATCAGGTGGAGGAAATTCCGCCACCTCCGGAAAGGTCATCGGAGCGGACGGCAAGGAATATCCGGCGGCGCGCCCGCAGGAAAAGCCGGAGCCGGTGCCCGAGCACGACGACAACGGCATCGTCGAAGTCGCGTGCAACATCTGCGATCGGTTCTTCCCGATCCAGGAGACCTACGAGGCCATCGGCGGCGGGTTCGAGTGCGAGGACTGCGTGAACGGACCCGCGGAATCGGAACCGTCGCAGCCTGCACCGCCGGCTGACGATCGTCGCCAGCCACTCGCGCCGGCCTTCCTGCGCAAGGCATTCGAGCTGAAGAAGGCCGCCGAGTCGCTGCGCAAGAAGGTCGACGACGACCGCTTCGACTACAACTCGGCGTCCGTCTCGCGAGACAACCTGCCCGAGCTGATCCGCGCGCGGCAAGACCTGGAGTACGTCATCGCCGCGCTGCAGGTCAGCTGGAAGGGCGGCGAGTCGTGAGCGAATCCAACTACGAGCACGTCCGCAACTCCCTCTACCTCAAGGAGTGGGACGAGGCGCGACACGAAGCCGTGGATCGTGTGCCCACCAACGAAGAAATCCTGCGGCTGCTCGACGCGCTGCACGCCGACATCCAGGGCGTAGAAGGCGCAGAACTCGAGGCCGCCAAGGCCGAACGCTACTGGAACTCATAGCAATTCACCGAAAAGGAGCATCACCGATATGACCACCAAACTGTTCGACGCCAACCATGTTCCCGCCTCTTTCGAGCCCGAGGTGGTGATGGTCGACGCACCCAAAGCGCGCGAGTGGCTGGTGAAAAACGTTCGCAACCGGCCGATTTCGAGCGCCGCCGTCAATCGCTACAAGGCGGACATGGAGTCCGGCCTCTGGCGGTTTGCCGCCGACCCGATCCGCTTCGACTATCAGGGCAATCTGATCGACGGACAGCACCGCCTGTCCGCTATCGCCACGGCCAAGCAGGGCACGGTGTTGCCGATGCTGGTTGTGTACGGACTCGAGTCCGAAGCCCAGCTGGTGATGGACCAAGGTCGCAAACGCGATGCGGGACAACAGTTGGCAATGTTGGGCTACAAACACGCGCCGGCCATCGCCGCCGGTGCACGCCTTCTGATCCTGTGGCAGTCCAGCAACCTGTTCGGTGACGGTGCCAAGACCAGCCGGATCACCGCGCCGATGATCCAGGAGTGGGTCATCGTCCACCCCGAACTGGTTCGGGTCGTCAACGATCACCCGCACTTCATCAAGACCCTCGGCGCTCGCCCGTCGGTCACGCTGGCCTTCCTGTTCAAGGTTGCCGCTCAGCGCAAGAGCCTGGCGATCGAGTTCTTCGATCTGCTGCACGACCGCAGCGAGTTGCCGAAGGGCTCGCCGATCCTGGCGCTGGACAACAAGTTCCGCGACTACGACAGCTCGGCCGCCACGATCGAGTACCAGCGCGATCAGCTGGGCTACTACCTGCTGGCCTGGAACGCCTGGATCGATCACCGGTCGCTGTCCAAGTTGCAGAAGCCCAAGGGCGGCTGGACCTCTCGCAACTTCCCGGAGCCGAAATGATCTACGTAACGATCATCTGGGTTTCGGCGATGGCCGTGATCGCCTACGCGCTGTGGCTGGAGCAGAAATGATCCGGGAAGACGATCACGAGGCCGCCGTCGCTGGGTTGCGCGCCGAACATGACGAACGGCTTCGCCGGATCGCCGAATGGCAGCGGCGAATCCGCGGGCGGCTGGATCGCGTCGAAGCGCTCGCCGAGAAGTGGGAGAACGCCACCGAACTCGACACCGGTAATCCCAGTCCCATCACTCGCGCATTCGCGGCTGAACTGCGCGCCGCCCTGAAAGATCCGGAGTAGGCAATGACCGTAATCGCCGTAACCAAGGTCCAGTACGAGACCATGCCGGGCGACAACTGCGCGAAGTGGACCTTCGAGGTTCAGCGCTGGGACAACATCTGCGACCGTCCCGTCAATCGCCTGCCGAAGTCCGACGACATTCCCGAGTCCGTCCGCGAGGCCGTCGAGAAATGGCTGAACGGCCGCGACTACGACAGCTACTACTGAGCCGGCGAGAAATGTTGACGACGGCTCGCTACTGGGTCACGCATCCATCGGAGATGCTGTGCGACCTCGGCGTTCGCGGCTGCGAGATGCACAAGCGATCAGGGTGGTTTCCCTGGTGGAACCGCAAACCGGAGGGCTGGAACGAAGGCGGGAATGCCATGTCGGAACTCGGTGAAGAATTCGACCGGATAGCGGAGCTGGTCGAGGAGCGCCTTACACTGCGGGACTACGTTCAGTATTATTGGAATCGCGCAAAGTGCGCGGTGGGCCTCCACCATTTCCATACCGGTTGGCTCGGCGGGCGAGTATGCCTGTTCTGCGAGCGCATCCATGTCGAATCATAGGGCCCGCATCGATCTCGACGCATATCTGATTTGCGTCGTCACCGGAATCATCTACGCCGCGATTCTCTTCGTTCCGGCATTCCGGTAATCCTTCTCAACAACGAGAAAGTCACATAATGAGAATCCCCAAGCGGGCTGCAATGCCCGTGGCGATGCTTGCTGCCGCCGCAGGGCCCGCAGTATTCGCCGCCGTCAACGCGCCGGCCGCCTCCGCGGACGGACCCGACTGTCGGCCTCTGGTCATCGGCATCGGTGGCTCGCAGGAGCGCTACATGGAATCCCAGGGCGCGCACACCATCATCGAACAGCAGCTCGATTACTACGCCGGTCAGGGCTACCAGACCGAGAACGTCGACTACGACTCGAGCATCTGGCCCGAGGGGCCGTACAGCCACGACGAGTCGGTGGCCGACGGCACCGCCAAGGCGTCGCAGATGATCGCCGACTACCGGGCATACTGCCCGACCGGCGAAGTGACCGTGGTGGGTCACAGCCTCGGAACCGAGGTGGCCGACAACGTTGCGCCGCAGGCGGATCACGTTGTGGTGTACGGAGATCCGGACCACGGCAACGGTGTCTTCTCGCAGCTGCCCGGCATCTATCCCGGCGCGTCCAACCGTGGCGTGACTCCGGTACCGGCGAACGAGAAGGACGTCTGCCACCAATACGACTGGGTGTGCGACGCGCCGCAGCCGTGGACCGATCCGGTCGGCTTCGGCCTCGCGGTGCAGGGCTACCTGAGCGGGTGGCACTACTACGGCCCGGGTGAGGACGCTGGAACGGCCGAGGGCACCGAAACCGTTGTGCCGGAACCGAGTCCGAATCCCAACATTCCGCAGTCGACTCCGACCGGCCTTCCGGCCGTGCCTCCGCCGCTGGCCGCCGTTCCGCCGGTGTACTACGGCCCGCTGCCGTCGGTGCAGGACATTCAGCCGTTGCTGAACGGTCAGCTGCCGCCGGCGCCGGCTCTGCCGAACCTGGTCCAGCTGGCCGGCGAGGCTCAGCAGGCGATCAGCTCGGTCGTGGCGCAGGTGCAACAGGCCACGACTCCGGCTCCCGCTCCGGCCATCACCGTGGCGCCCGAGGTCCAGGCCATCCCCGACCCGACTCCGGTAATCGACACCCCGGCTCCGGCATCGGTGCAGGACTTCGCTCCCGCTCCGATGCCCGACGTCGCCGCGCAGGTGCAGCAGGCCGTCAACGACGGTGTGCAGAACGCCGTGGTGCAGGTCCAGCAGGCCGCAGGCGCGCTCGGGATTCGCCTGCCCTAGTTCGCATCTCGGGACTGGTGGCCGTGGATTGATTCGCCGATCCACGGCCACCTTTCTCTCTACCCGAAAGGACGTCGCCTTGACCCAGGCCGTCTTCAAGAAAGAGTTCAAGCTCCACTTCCCGGGCGACGCGACCGCCTACGACCCGGATGATGTGTACGGGCCCAACACCATGGGCGAGCTGTTCCGGCCGGCATGGGCGTTCTACGACGCAGCGGCCGACCGCACGACGATCCACTTCGATGTCGCCCGGACGACCGATCTCCCCGCGCTGGCAGAGAAGAAGATCGCCAAGATCGAGGAAGCCGGTCGCATCCAGCGACTCTTCGGCGGTGGTCGATGACGGCCGGATTCTTCGGCGTGGCCGTCTATCACCCGAAGACAGCGGACAACGTTGGCACGCTGTGGCGTTCGGCGATGTCGTATCACGCCAGCATGATCGCCACCGTCGGCCCGCGGCGCTACGAGTACCAGAGCAGCGACACCTGCAAGACGCACAACGCGATGCCGCTGATCAAGTTCCGCGACATCGACGATCTGATCGAGCATTTGCCCTACGGCTGCGAGCTGATCGGCGTGGAGCTGACCGCCTGGTCCAAGCCGCTGTCGACCTTCGAGCATCCGGACCGAGCTATCTATCTGCTCGGCGCCGAGGACAAAGGCATTCCCGAAGACGTCCTCGGCAAATGCCATCAGGTCGTTCAGATCTCGGCGCCGGTGCCGTGGTCGCTGAACGTGGCCGTCGCCGGCTCGCTGGTCATCTACGACCGCTACGTCAAGACGAACGAGACAGGAGAGGGGTGGATCTCGCTTGAGTGACACCGCACCTCGCTGGAAAGACGGAACGGTCGCCAGCATCCCGGACCTCGAATGCGTGATGCACGCCTTCGGATTCACGTCCGAGACCTCTTACGAGAACTACTGCAAGATCCACGACCGCAAGCGTGACGAGCGGCACCGCGCCGAGGCTCTGAAGCTGCTGGCCGAACTCGACGAGGAAGCGAAGAACCATCATGAGTGACATCGACTTCAGCCGGCTGCAACCGCTGCGCGTGGCCACCGGGACGCACCGCGCCGGGTCCGGCTACGGGTGTGCGATGAACGTGGTGAGCTACATCACCGGCGACGTAGCGATCACCGACTATCCGGCGTGCGCCAGCGCGGATCTGGCGCGGATGGTCCAGTTGGTGAATGACCACCTCGGAATCAAGCGCGGCAGCAAGACAGGTCTGCCGTTTTCCCAGGTGGTCCTGACCCCCGAGGATGCCCTCACCGCGATCCGACTGGGATGCATGACGATCGGCACAGCGGGTGTCGACTTCTACGTTGTGTATGCCATCGGCAACGAGGTTGCCGCAGAGTTCGGGTTTACCGTCCACAAGTCCGCCCCGCAACATCACATCCAGCGCCTACGCAAGGCCGGTTACCCGCCGGAGACGATCGTTCGCTACGCCGAGCGCGTCCTGACCAAGGTGCGTGAGGCCGCCGGCCTGGACGCCGCCGAGGAAGTGACGAATCTTCCGGAGGGCGTGCTGCTGTGATCGACAGCGACTGGCGATTCAGGGGCAAGTGCGCCGGGCGCATCACCGAGTTCGAAATCGACGCGCTCGGCCACGGTCGCAACCGAGATGCCAACGCGCGCAAGCTGTGCGCCGGCTGCCCGGTGTATATGCAGTGCGCACAGGACGCCTACGACCACCCCGATCACAACGGCGTGGTCGCCGCCGGCCGAGTGATCCGCGGGACCAAGGGCGGACTCACAGCCGACGAGGTGCGCCGCGATCTGGCCGAACTGCTGGACGTGGAGTTCGTTCCCGCGAAGGACGCGCAGGCCGAGATCACCCGGCGGCAAACCATCCCGTGCGCGCAGTGCGGCCATCCGACCATGGGCGCCGTCGCGTACTCCCAGCGTCGGCCCGAGGGGGTGCGCCCTCGCCATTCGAAGGACACCTGCCAGCGGTGCTGGAACAGAATGCAGAGAAAGGCAGCAGCATGACCGGTGTTGTGTACGCGGTGGAGTACTGCGAAGACCACGAGTGCCACGGTGTGAGCGGTCTGTTCACGACGGTGGACAAGGCGAAAGCCTTTGTGCCGCACGTCGAGTGGGAGCGCCCGAAGCGGGGCGAGTTCGACGACTGGGATTGGTCGGCTTTCGATCGCCCGTCGGACACCTTCTACATGATCACCCGCATGGAGCTGGACCCCGAGCCGGTGGCCGAGGAGTTCTACCCGGACGGTGACGACGATGCTTAGGCGTCACACCCACGAGGGCGGTTACAAGATGACCGCGTGGGACGAGTTCAACGCCGACTGCGAGAATCCGGACTTCTTCGCCGAGGCGGCGTGCAAGGGCCTCGACTCGGATCTGTTCTACCCGCACCCGACCGACAGCCACGACGAGGCGCTGGCGATCTGCAAAGGCTGCCCGGTGCGCGAGAAGTGCCTCCGCTACGCCTTCGACAACGACGAGGTGCATGGCATCTGGGGCGGCATGACCGAGCAGCAGCGCAAGGCCATCACCGGCTCCAAGAACGAAAGTCTGCTCGCCGCAGAGAAGCGCCGGCGGCTGAAGAAACTGGCCGCCATGCCACGACTGTGCAGCCGCGGGCCGCTCGCCGTCGCCGAGGCGTTCGGAATCACCGATCGCACTGCCAACCGCGATCTGAGCGAATTACGCGAGAAGGGATTGATTGCGTGAGTGAAATCGTCTGGGAAGACGCGATTCCCGGCGAGACGGTGTTCAAGGAATTGAACGACATTATTCGCTGGGGTGCGGCGAATGATCCTCGCAGCCTGCAGAAAGCGGTGGGCCCCAGCGGTATCGGTCATCCTTGTGATCGCCATTTGACGATGGCTATCATGGAGGAACCGAAGCTAAATATCCAGCAAGATCCGCTGCCGAGCCTCACCGGCAAAGCCCTTCACCTTCTCTTTCTCGGCGCCGACGAATTCAAGGGAATCGTCGAGAAGTGGAACGAGCACATCGGCTACGAACGATTCATCACCGAGCGCCGGGTGAACCCCCGCCTCGGATTCGGCGGTAGCTGCGATATCTACGACACCAAAACCAAGGGCGTCATCGACCTGAAGAATCCCGGGTGGCCGGCGCTGCGCAAATACAAAGAGGCCGACCATCCCGGCGTCCAGTACGAAGTGCAGCTGCAGGAGTACGCACTCGGCTACGAAGAAGCAGGCTACGAGGTCCGCTACGTCGCCATCTGGGCGCTTCCCCGCGGCGGTCTTCTGAAAGATGCCTGGTGGTGGGGGGCGCCGTATTCGCCGGAGATCGCCCACGCGGCCAATCTTCGGTACGACGAATTGGCGTTGGTCGCCGACGAACTCGATCTCGAACACCATCCCGAACGCTATCGACTGATACCCGCAACGCCGTATTTCTGCGACCACTGCGATTATCGCGTCGATGAGCCTGTCGCCGGGGCGCACTGCCTCGGAGAAGAGAAGACCGATGACTGAACAATACTTCGTCCACATCAATCCCGACGGGACGACTCAGATGGCGAAGGTGTTGCGCCGCAAGGATTACGCCGACACCATGGACCACATCGTCGGCGATGGCGGGTTCAGCACTCTTCTTCCTCGCGGCGATCAGACTGCCGTGACGGCTGTGGTGAACGAGATCGCCTTCCTGTCCGCCGCTGTCGACCTCTTCAACGCCGAGAAGCGCGAGGATCGCGAGCGGGATGAGGCGTTGGCGCTGAAGCTGTTCAACGTTTTCGCCGATGCTGGCAACCACTGCGCGAGCTTCGATGCGATCCCTTACCGAAACTCGTGGCTCGACGTGGCCAAGACCGCTCGTGAGGCCATCGCCGCCGAGGCCGCCGATGCGTGACAACACCACACCATCGGCCTCCTGGGTGATGACCCTTCTCGCGCTGCAGCGCAAGCCGAACATCTACGCCGGCACGGTTCCCGACAACGAGATCCGTCGCCGCCGTCGGCGCAACAAACAGGCGCGACTCTCGCGCCGGCGCAACCGAAAGTAATTCACCAAGACACTGAGAATCTGCGATGTCGATTTTGTAGATCGTTTCCGCGTTCTCAGTCGGATTCAGGGCGTCAAACTGGGCGGGCATAAGCGCGCGGTCCAAACGGTGCGCGGTCACGGGGCCCGGCAAGCGTAGTCCACGATGAGCCCGTTTACCTCCTTTCCGGGACGAGATTACTGCTGCGCCCTGAATTCATTCCTCTTCACATTCTTCTATTCGAGGAGATCTCTCCATGAGCAAATACGCTCGTGAATATTGGTATCGATCCGTGCAGTCATATGCGGACCGGTACGCCAGGGCCGACATCGAAGGCAACTACATCGTGTCTTCCGAGGAGAGGGACGGCCGTGTCGACGGCTGGGATGGCTATCGCCTCGACCTGGACCGCAATTCGCTCGACGAGCTTCAGAAGAAGTTGGACCGCGCCAAGGATGAGTCTCGCAAGTTCGACAACCGCGTCGGCTTCCTGACGGCGGCGATCCGGGTCCGCGAGGCGTGGGACGCCGACGAGGCCGAGCGCCAGCGCGAGGCCGACGAGAAGGCCAAGCAGGAGGCTCGCGCAACGCGCATCCGCAAACTGGCCGGCGAGCTGCAGAACGTCTTCACC